TGTGTACGTCTCAGGTGCCACCGGAACTAACGTCACTGTTGCTCTAGCAGACTACGATACAGACACTACATCGTCAAAGACGCTAGGTCTCATGGAGACAACAGTAGCCCATAATGGCTTTGGCTACGTAGTCACTGAGGGTATCCTTACTGGATTTGACACAACGGCAGCAGCAACAGAAGGCGTGCCAGTATGGCTTGGGGCTGCTGGTGGACTTATCTACGGAACAGCTCCTTCTGAGCCATATCACACAGTATACATTGGTGTTGTAAGCCGGAAGAATGCCAGCAATGGCGAAGTGTTCATTAAGGTACAAAACGGCTACGAGTTGACTGAGCTGCACAACGTTGACGCTGACGCACCAGCAGACAATGACATCATCCAATACGATAACGCAAGTGGGTACTGGAAGAACGAAACACTTGCCACTGCTGGTATCGCTGCCTCAAGCCATACGCACGCTGAATCCGATGTAACGAACCTTGTCACAGATCTTGCTGGAAAGTCAAGTACGTCACATCTCCATACTGGAACGTATGATCCAGCAGGTACGGCTGCATCTGCGGTATCTACGCATAACAGCGCTACGACTTCAGTTCACGGGATCAGCAACACAGCTAACCTGGTGTATACGTCGGACTCCAGGCTTTCGGATGCACGAACCCCTACCGCCCATAAGACCTCTCACTCCACTGGCGGAACTGACGCTCTGACCGCGTCTGATATCGGAGCGGCAGCCTCCAGCCACAGCCACAGCTACGCATCCACAACGCACGCATCAACGCATTCTGCAGCTGGTAGCGATCCACTAAGCGGTATTTCGCCAAGCCAGATCACTGGTACGGCAGTTATTACAACAGATTCACGACTTAGCGATGCTCGCACACCTACCGCCCACAAAACAAGCCATTCTACTGGCGGATCAGATGCTCTTGCTGCAGCCGATATCGGCGCAGCAACTTCTGGCCATACACATACTGGAACGACGTTTGATCTAGATGGCGACGTAACCGTTACAGCTGGATCGTTTACATTGGGAGCAGCCAATGTTTATACCGTGTCAGTAGATGCAGATAGCCATAACCACACTCTTGGAACATCTACAAATGGGAACTACATTGCAACAGTTGCATCTGCAAACTCTCTTATTGCCGTTACTGGCTCTGGTGTTGAGGGCGGAGCGGTAACACTTACTGCAGACACAAGTCCGTCGCTTACATCTTTAACAGTTAGTGGTGCTGCAACATTCAACGGTGCTGTTACACTTGGTGACACAACGGCAGACAGCATTAGGTTTCTAAACGTCTACCAGACGTCAACTATCACTAACTCGTTCAACCCAAGAATGTACAACGCTTCTGGTGCAACTCCATGGAGAATCTTCTACGACACATCATCAGAAAGATTCAAGACAAACATTGTCTATATGGAAGACACAGATGCAATCCTAGATGTAAGCCCTGTCTCGTACCATGATAAAAAAGACTTTGAACTTAATGGCGAAGAGTCGCCTAGACAGTATGGTTTCCTTGCCGAAGAGATGGGAGAAAATCCTGAAGGAAATGCATTTGTAGTCCACAATGGGGCCGACGCAGAAACAATTCAATACGATAGGCTAGTTGTTCCTCTTATTTCTGCAGTGCGTCATCTTCGAAAGCGAGTTGAAGAACTAGAGGCGAAAGTAAATGAAAGTGCTAGCTAAATGCGCGGTGTGCGCAAGCCCACTGGTGGACGTAATCAATCGAAAGATGACAGAGGGAATGTCCGACGTAAAGATCAGCGCGTGGCTAAAGGCGGAGAATTCTTATATCAGCCGGATCACCCTAGGAAACCACAAGCGCCAGCACCTTACGGAAGAGCACATGAATGCTCGTAAAGAGGTAGCCAAGAAGGTGCAGCAGGCAGTCAAGATTGAGGCTGTCAACAATGATTTAGCCAAGCTTGTAAGCGGCTACGTTTTCAAGATGGTTGAGAACGGGGATCTTGTTCCGACACTGTCGGAGGGACTCCGGGCCCAGGAGATGCTGGACCGAAGAAAAGAGAAGAACGCCGACCGCGGCCTAGCAGTTGCGATGGCTGGCATTTTGGGCGGTGGTTCGTACACTCTGATTGCAGAGGAGGTAGACAATGAACAAGGAACTTAAGGCAGTAGTGGCGTCCTGGGGACGTTCATTCCTTGCCGCAGTAATCGCCCAGCTGATCGTGCTTGGGGACAGCGTTCTTGACCTTAACCGTGACGGCATTCGCTCGCTCGCGGCAGCGGGTCTTGCAGCTGTTCTCCCAGTAATCCTTCGCTGGCTTAATCCGGACGATGTTGCGTTCGGGAATAAGGGAGAATAATGTCCTACACGCCATTTAAAAAGATGGTTCAGAAGCTGGCCAAGAAAGGCGTCAAAGACCCTAAGGCACTTGCAGCTTCAATCGGCCGTAAGAAATACGGCAAGAAGAAGTTCCAGGCAGCAGCCGCTGCAGGGAAGAGCCTTCGCAATGCGAAGCCTCTGAAAGGAAAGAAGTAATGGCAGGTAAGAAGATGCCTGCTTTCTTGACTGAGAAGTACGGCAAGAAGGTAGAGAAGTACAAGAGCAAGGCCGCAAAGGGCAAGCACGAGAAGGGCGAGGGCCGCAAGGAACTTGCCATGGAGTCTAAGGCTGAGAAGGCCAAGGCTAAGATGAAGAAGGGTGTCAAGGGCGGCAAGAACGTTATGGGCACCAACAAGGCTGGTCAGCGCACCGCGGCACAGCGTGGCTAAGACCCCAGCCTGGACTCGCAAGGAAGGTAAGAACCCTGCCGGCGGGCTCAATGCTAAGGGGCGTGCGTCCTATAAGGGTGGCACGCTAAAGGCTCCGGTTAAGTCCGGAGACAATCCGCGTCGTGCGTCGTTCCTGGCCCGCATGGGTAACATGCCCGGGCCGGAGCGAGACTCCAAAGGGCGACCGACGCGTCTCCTGCTCTCCCTTCAAGCGTGGGGAGCTAGTAGCAAAGCAGATGCCAAGGCTAAAGCCAAGGCCATCAGCGCACGAAACAAAGGGAAGAAGAAGAGCGCTTGAACATTAATGCTGAGATTGCCCAAGATCTGGCCAGAGGTCGGACCGACATCGGTTTCTTTGCCTCTCGCTGGCTAGGTGTTAATCTCAACCCGGGCCAACTGGCCTGGCTGAACGGAATGGTTGCCCGCGATGAGACTGGGTTCAGGCCTAAATACCTGACCACTGTATGCAGCGCCGGCAACCGGGCCGGTAAGACTTTGGGGATGGCTGTTGGGGTCCTGCACTCTGCCACCTACAAGCTGGGGCTACGCCCCCCAACGCAGGGAAGCGTCGAAGACGCGGAGCGTTGGACTACCGAGCCTTACGAATGGTATCACGTAGGCATTCAGCAGGAAACGGCTGAACTGGTGCATAGAGAATTGGCCATGCTTCTTCAAGGTGGCCACCCAGCCCAAAAGGGCCGTGGATGCCCAATCGTGAAAGAGATCGGCCCGGTGTATAACTTCGAGAAGAAGTACCGTGGCGAGTACCTGTGGATCAAGGTTGACCCAATCTTCGGAGGGGCCAACATCCACTTCCGCACCACCCAAGATAAGGCTAAGGCTCTTCTGGGAAAGGACATGAATGGCATCTCGTTCGACGAGGCAGCATTCGAACCGCACCTACTGATGATCTATCAAGAGGTTCTGAATCTGCGACGACTCTCAACTGGCGGACAACTCCACTTCATCGGCACACCAACTGAGGGTATCAACGACTACGCAGACCTGTGGGAGCTAGGCAATCCACAGAACCCTAACCGAGATGACCAGTTCATGAGCTTCAGGCTATCAACCAGGGACAACGTAGGGTACGGCCTAAACTCAGAGACCTTTGAATCCATCCTCCGGCAGCAGGCAGAATACCTAGTACCACAGAACATCGACGGCTACTTCATTGAGTCTAGAGATGCCTACTTCAACGCAGAGATGGTGGATCAGTGCTTCGTAGAACTTGACGAAGAGTTCCCTCCCACTAAGGGTAGGCGATACTCACAGGGCATTGATCCTGGCATCTCGTCAGACGCTACGTGGGCAATCACTATCGACTACACAGAGCGAGATATCATGGTTGGAGTTCGCTGCAGAAGGAAGATTGGCAAGCAGACAATCCCTGCAGTAGTCAACATGGTACGAGAGGGACATCTGCTATACAACCAAGACGGTGCTCAATGCACAAGCACCATTGACTCAACTGGATTCGGCGGGAAGTTATTCCGCCAGGAGTTCAGCATTATCAAGCCACTGAGGGACTATGACTTCGGCGGCACGAGGGCTAAGAAGCTTGAGCTTCTGGCAGACCTAAAGGCGGTCATTGACCGTGGACAGGTGAAGTTCCCTCGTCGAGGCCCATGGATGGAGCTTCGTAGGCAGTTGTTGGGATACAAGCTCAATGACAAGCACATGGACACAGACGCCGTTATGGCGCTGGCCCTGTCGGTTCGGCATGCGGTCAGAAATCCATCGAACCCGGTAAGCAAGCCGGTGTTCAGTTATTTTGGGGAGTATACAAATGGCTAAAGGGAAGGGCATTAGGAAGCTACCTGGCTCTTTCGTAGACGGTAAGCCACAGCCTTCGCTGTACACGACTGACCCTACGATTGCGACACCAGCACAGCTTGCTGCCATCAAGAAGAACACTGAAGAAGCCCGCCGCCAGGTGCGCGGGTCGAAACCTAAGGTCAATGTGCCAGGTGGATTCATCAAGACCGAGGCCCAGACGGCAAACACTGATTCGCCCAATCCGTCTATTGGTGCGATCAAGGCTGCCATCTCGAACGCCCGCGATGAGATCCGTGGCAAGAAGAAGCCTATTAATGTCCAGGGCGGGACAATCAAGACAGAGCTCGAGCCTGCACAGGTTAAGGGCCGTAAGCGTGGTAATCGACCTAGCGCCATTGCCAACGGAAGGACCACTAAGGCCGGTGCTGGCCGAACGATCAACGATGTCGTCATCTCTGGCGGCAAGGTACGATCTGCAAAGATTACTCCTAAGTTCGCCAGTCTAACTGCCCTTACAGACCAGCAGAAGAGGAGCATCTCCCTCGAGCGCCAGCGACTCAACCAGCTTGGCCAGGTTGCTGAAGAGAACGAGGACTACATGCTCGTACTTGAGGCTATGAACCGCAAGCAACTTGTCGAGCCTGAGCAGAACCGGATGCGTGCTATCTACCGACGGTTCGACCATTACTACCACCCTAACACGTTCACCCTTGGCGGTGCAGACCACTGGGCAGAGGACCCAAGTGCACGGCTTTCAGGCCGCTCGCACGTTTCTGTCAACCTTCATGCAGCCTATGTAAACATCCCGGCGTCGCTTCAGGCTGTAAGCCCGGTAGTGAACTATGTCCCTACTGGTCCGGATATGCCGGAGCGAGATGCTGCCAACCGACGCGAGCGACTGCTCTACGCATGGTGGGACAGCAACGACATGGATCTCAGGCTCGAGGAAGCCTGCCTTCTCAAGTCGCTTTACGGAACCACTGCAGCCAAAGTATACTGGGACCCGGTAAAGAAGATGCCGCGTGTCCAGATCGTCGACACGCCAGAGAACCTATACCTTGGGTATGGAAGTTCTGACTACAGCCGTGTGGACTGGGCGCTGTACAGCTACGGCCTGTCGCCACAGGCTGTGCTCGAAGAGTGGGGCGTTGACGTTATCCCTGTAAATGACGGGAACAAGTGGTTCCCATACACATCTGCTAGCACGCACGATGACCCTATCGCCAGCATCTACCTGAACAGCTATCACCGAGATCCTATCCGATATCAGACGGCATACGACCAGATGAAGATCGAGGTTCTCGACTACTGGTACAAACACCCGACCGAGCCAGGCAAGCCACCGCTTGTCTGCAACGTCATCATCGTCGGCAACACTGTCGTCAAGCGCAGCGAGCATCCTGAACTTGAGGGGGCTATCCCTTACGTTGTACTCAGGAACAGCATGATCCCTGGCAGCCCGTATGGCAAGCCAGAGCTTTACGACATCGAGCAACTCCTCCGCGAGAAGGATGAGAAGATCACCGCCCAGGCGCAGATGATCCACTCAGTCGTTGGCGGACAGATGTGGCAGCTCGTTGGTCCAGACGCACCGGACGAGGTACCGGCCAACGCAATCCCCAAGCCTAACCAGGTATCTACTCCAGGGGCAGGGAACCGCATTGAGTCGATCAACCCGTTCATCCCACAGTTCCAGGTTGAGGACTACAACAAGCGCATCGACCGCGAACTTGCTGTAGCCTCCGGCCTCAACGAACTCCTGCTTGGCCTTGCGCCATCCAGCGTTCTTGGCTCAAGCCGCGCTATCGCTCAGCTCATGGCCAACTACGAGGCACGAATCTCTCCTAAGCGCAAGCTCCTCTACAGCTGGATCAACCAGGTCTGGGAGACGTGCGCACGAATGTGGGAGATCAAGGACAAGGCAGTGTCCAACATTATCGACGGCGAGTACCAGCTTGCTATCACACCTCCGGAGCTCACTCCGCGAGACACGATTGAGCTTGCACAGACCGCCATCAACCTGGTCCAGAACCGACTCTGGTCTGCTGAGCGTGCCATGGACCGCATGGGCGTCAATGACCCAGAGGGCGAGAAGGACCTCATTCGAGACGAGCAGACAGATGCAACGCTCAACCCGGCTGCTGTGCAGACGATGGGTGCTCTCATCCAGATGTTCAACCAGATGCAGCAACAGGCTCCGCAGGCCGCACAGGCTCAAGCGGAAGCTGGGCGCAATAGCGCGATGGAGGCCATGGCTAGCATGAACCCTCCGGCCGGTGGTATGGAGATGCTGAACTCGCCAAGCGAGGCAGCTATGCCGCCACAGGAATCCCTGCCGCAGAACGCGCAGGGTGGTGGAGCTGATCTAATGTCAATGTTGCAGGCTGCTCAAGGCGGCGTGCCACAGCAAGGAGAATAAGAGATGGCACGACGAGGTAAGTTCGGTCGGGCAGGAGCAGGCACAACACAGAACCTGTCCGTCGTTATCTACAGACTGTTGAAGCAGCAGATGGATGATGAGATGTCAGCCATCTTGACTTCATACAATACCAACATGAAGGACGGCCGATACACTGCCCAGTTCAATGGGCAGAACGTAGACGGTGAGTTTGTCCTTCAGTACTATCGTAACATGCTTGCCGGGTTCCCGCCTGGCTCTACTGAGTACGAGACGCTTAGCTCGCAAATGGCCTCGTTTGAGAGCCGCTACCGGACTGACGTACAGAACCTTGTTATCGGGGCAATGAACGATGGCACGCAGATTGACTTTGGCCTTCTTGGAGCTGAGTTCGCCAACCGCGGGATCTCCGAGGTCCGACTTACAGACATCGAGTCGTGGGCTACACAGGAGATTGCAGATCTTGAGGCAAACGGAGACACAGTCCAGGCTGACAAGCTTAAGGGCGTTGTCTTCACCGCTAAGTTTGACGTGCTCAATGACGGAAAAGTTGCTGGCGTTAACAGCGGCGACATCAGCCGAGGTGCTTATAACAGCTGGCTTAAGGGCCAGCTCCAGTCAGCGCTAGACGCTGGGTTCACCAAGGACAGCAAGGAGTACCGTACTATCCTTGGCCTACAGGCCCAAGCGGCATCTGAGGCTAAGACGCAAGGCCAGGTGGACGCACGCGACAACTACACCAAGCAGATGAAAGATATCCAGCGGAGCATGAACGCTGCTGCCGAGAAGCTTATCCAGTCATATGCAGACAGTGGCAACCCTGCAATGCTTGACGCTATCAACGAGGCTCTTGCGTCAACGCAAACAAGCTACCCGGCTCTTGAGCTGCTTCAGACGTTTGCTGCTGCAAGCGGTGAGAACAGCGGATACATGGGAGTATACGCTGACATCATTCAGAACGCAGACCCAAACGTGCTTTCAGACTTCTACGCTGCTACACTTACTGGCCAGCAGGACCTGACGACTATGTCGGCATCTGGCTTTGCTGATGCTGGCGACTACGCTGACGGCCTTGCAGCTGACCTGCTCAGGCTTAAGTCTACCAATGGAACGTTTGTCAAGAACTCCGGAATGGAGTTTGGTATCGCCTACGGCGGCAACGCCATGGACGACCTGCGCACGAACCTGGCTGGCGCTGGCGTCATGTTCACCGGAGAGGGCACAACGCTCAACGCTACCGGCGGACATCCAGACGCAGTGCTCCAAGCCCTGCGCATGTTCGGGACCACCATCAAGGATCAGGACCTCAGCAACTTCAACTGGGTTGGAGACCTATCTAATGGCGAGTTCCCTGCCTCCCTTGTGGCCGGTACTAACATTACTGACATCGACAAGAGTGGCACAATCAGCCAACAGGAGATCATCACTGCGATTGAGAATGGCAAGATCTCGTACGACGATTTCACTAACATCCAGACTAAAGCTGCAACAATGGCGGACAAGACACTGGATATGCCAACCCTTGGCGGCACTGCTATGATTAACCCAAAGTCTATTGTGAATACACTTCTCAATACGGCCTGGAGCAAGCACGTCCTAAACAACGGCGGCCAGGTAATGATCAAGCCTAACGGTGAGGTAGTGGCCTTTGAGGGCACGGCCCCGGCTGGCGGAGTTCCGGCAGTCATTAGTACTGGCGGGATGACCTATGGCGGTATTGCAATGCCTGTCAACATCAACGAGAAGGGGACAGAGCAGAGCCCTGTCGACTGGGCGAAGAACACCGGCATGACGATCCAGGTCTTCAATACTGGTGGCAATACGTCTACTGGTTACAACGGCGCTAAGGACACAATGTTCGTCCGTATCGTTGGTCAGATCAACGGAGTAAACGGCGCAGCTGCAAACGGCATTCTCATTCCTTACAAGGACTTCAAGCGATGGATGTCAAACGTTGTAGGGGTAGACCTAAACGACAGTTCGCTTATTAACAGCCAGTCTGGCAACGTGCCTAATATCTTCATCGACAGCACAGCTGCCTTTGATGCAAAGGGCAAGAACTTTAACGACTTCTTTAAGAACATCTTCAACCCAGCTGACCCTGCATTCATCGGCCGTTCGTCAACTGGCGTAGGAGCTGGCATTATGAACATTGGTGAAAACGATGTTAATAAGTACCAGTACGCTGGGTTTATTGCAGATCCTAAGTCTACTGCAGATGCAATCGAGCTCTCGTTTGCACGCGGCAAGGACAGGATCTTGGCCGATGCACTGCTTATCGCAGCTCAGGCTGGTCGAGATAAGCCTATCCAAAGCGACATTCTAAAGGCTGTCTACAAGGGCATCCCTGGGATTCCTGGCACGTACGACATCGATACATCTATCACTAAGTTTGGGCAGTACGGAGATATCACCAAGCGCATCTCTGATATGTTTGGAGATACAGTACCAACAGCGTTCGTACCACAAACTCCTGGCGGCGCAGCCGGTCTTGGCATGGGTCAAGGATTCTTTAGTCCATCAAACCCTGATTACAACAATGCACCTATCTTTAATACAACTCCAAAGCCGACTCCAGCTGCGCCTAGAGGCGGTGCTGCAGGATTGGGGATGGGACAAGGGTTTTATGGACCTGAGAATGCTGGTACCGGAAATGGGCTTGACCTAAGCGGAATCGGTGACTTCATCGGTGGAGCATTTAGGAACCTTGGCGATTTCTTTAACCCAAGCAAGCCAACAACGCCGAAGCCGGCATCTCCTGCCCCGGCAGCTCCCGCTCCGACAACGCCTTCGCCGGCGCCATCAGGCGGTAGCAGCTTCAACCCATCTAAGCCAAAGCCTTATAGCCCAACAGATAGGCGAGGAGTCTAATGCCACTAGTCGGTTACTCCAGCACAACCAGGCCACCTAGCACTGATATCAGCGGACGCGATCTAGCGTTCCGCCTTGATATTGGTGGTAACGATAAGCTCAATGGGCTGCGCCCTGACGAGCAGCTCGCTGCAAACATGGGCGCCGGTATCAAGGATGTAATCAAGACTGGGTTTGACATTGGTAGCAAGATCCCTCTTCTTGGAGAAACCGCTGACTTCATCAGCAAGACTCCGGTCGGAGGTGCAATCGGTGCAGGGTTACAGCTTGCAGCACTCCCGAGCGAGATACTTGCAAACCTTGCTGCTAACGTGCGGCTCAAGGTTACAGGTCGGCAGGATCTTCCTACCGACATTCAGAACATGCTCAATGCAGGGACTGATACCGGAGCTATCGTTGACTACATGATCAAGTCTCAGCGCGCATGGTCAAACAACCAGGATGCTAACTTGCTGTTCACGATGCTCACCGATCCACTTAACTTTACCCCAGCAGTATTCGGTAAGGTTGGAATGCTGAAGCCTTTGGCCGCAGTCGGAGGTGCTACAACTGGTGCACTGGCTGCAGGCGCCGTAACAGGCGGCGTTGGGTTCTTGCCTGGCCTTGTAGCTGGCGGGTTTGCTGCAGCACGTAAGGCTGGCAAGTTTGCCACCGCAGCTGAGTCGCAGCTTGCACGTCTCGAGACTGCCAAGGGTCTGATCAACGCAGGAAAGGCTGTTGTTGATGAGGTTCCTGAACTGTCTTCCGCACAGAAGGCGGCAGTCATTCTCAACAAGCAGCGAGGTCTCAACCTTGGCCAGAAACTTGCCATCGGAAGAGACGCCAAGGCAGCTATTGCAAACGCTGAGAAGAGCCTTGAGATGTCAAGGAAAGCTGGCAACTCTGAAGGGATTGCCATTGCCGAAGAGCAGATCGCAACAGCCAAGAAGGCAATTGAGGCATCACAGGCCATGGACGAAGGCGTACTCGCCGGAATGTATGACGTATATAAGACTGCAACTGATGGACTTGGCGAAGGCTTTAAGCGAATGGGAGCTGGACTATTCGGAGCCAACTGGCACGGAGTCTATAAGGAGCTTGGCGGCAAACTCAACGAGGATGTGGCCGGGCTGAGCGGTATTGTTGAACACCTTGGCAAGGCCGACGAAGTTAAGAACATGGCTGGTAGGGGCCTGGCAAACTTTGGCATCATTGGAACAGAGCATATCATGAACGGTAGCAACAAGTACCGTGCCATCAACGCAGCAGAACAGATCGGCAAACTTTACTACGATGCCATTGACAGACTTATCCTGCAGCGCGGCAGCGGAGCTGCTGTTAAGTTCACTACCGAAGAGGTTGTGGACGAGATGCGATCAATCGCCAAAGACCCAGTCTTCGCAGACACAGGCGTTGTCAAGCTGTTTGATACCGGCAGCATCAGCGAACTCCGCAGCCGCGTAGAGTTCCTGCGAAATGTCGATCCTGTTGCAGCTGCAACCAAGGAGGGACGCCGTGCGCTCCCTCAAATTAAACAGCTTGGCAACTTTATCGAGAGCCAGATGAACGCCAGCGAGCTAGGTGCTATGCGAGCATCCGGCATTACATACGAAAACAAACTGGTTGGCAAGGTCAAGGAGGGCGGACTTGCTGAATTCTCCAGGGCGACGGTCGATGAGATCCAGGGAACAAAGATTAGGCTGGTTGCCAAAGTAGGATCTAAGGCTCAGGCCATGACGACAGCCCGACAGCACGTTACAAGCCTGGTTAACTCAATGGGTCATAGCTTTGAGGAAGTTGCACCACAGTTTGACTCATGGTTTGAGAAAACGTTTGGTGACCTTTACACCCCTGATGGATTCCTCAAGTCTGCTGATTCGGCAAGCGAGGCAGCTGAGCGAATGCTGCTAGTAGAGTCGACAGGATATGCTACGTCTACCAAGACTGCAGCAATGTACAACACCTTTGTTGATGACATCATGAACGGCAACACCACCGCGCTGACCCAGCGGTTTGGCAAGCAGACTGTCGACACTCTCCGTTCCATCTTTGAGAAGACCGGTAAGATTCACATTGTATCTAGCGGCCATATCTTCAGGGACAAGGCTCTTGCATTCCTTGACGCCTACAGCGCCTTGGCAAAGATCACAGCATCTCTAGAGAAGGCAGCAGAGAAGCGTCTTGGCGCTGCTACATCTGCAGATACCATTGCCCAGGATGGACGCGTAGTACGAGCGTTTGACCGACAGGGTGGTGCGAAAGAGGTAGAGAAGCTGCTTAAGCGTCTGAACAACGCACTGGCCAGCAACGTCGAGGGATCGGAATACAACAAGGTCCTAAAGGATATTATCTCTGACGTGCGCGGTGCTAAGAATCTTGACGAGGCTCGCCTTGCCTGGACCAAGCGAGCAACCGAACAATTCGATGACGTCCGCATTGTGCACGGCGACCTAAAGAATGCAGATCAGATCAACAAGTACCTGCGTGAAGCAGTAGATAGCGGGCTTGCGGTTAACCGATTCTCAGACCGCCATCTCTCCGCTATCGAGCAGGCACTTCGTCTGGTTGGCAAAGACCCAAACATTGTGCGCACCTTCAATAGCGGTGCGTACCGGTTGGTGCGTGCACCTGAGAACAACATGATCTACAAGCCTGCGCTGCTTGAGATGCCTGGTTCAACCCCTGGGCAGAGGCAGATGTGGGCCAGCAAGGTCATGCCGTTTGTTGATATGTCTACTAGCGGACTGCAGAAGATTGCACAGAAGAACGGCAAGGCTATTCTGGATTATAACCCAAACACAATCCAGAAGTTCATGAACAACCTGTTCTCACCAATCCCACAGAAGTATGTTACTAACTCAATTCGACGTAGGTTGGCAGCGTACCTTGTACGCGGCGGACTTGGGCAAGAGCATGTTGACGCTGTGCTCGACGAACTGGTAGCTCGCGGTGTACAAGAAGGAGTATCTGCTAGGGGCCTATCTCCTAAGACTGTATCCGATTCCTTTAAGAAGGCTATCGATGAAGTTGGTGGAGCCGGTACGTACAAGCAGTTTGTTAATAACTTTGCTGGCAATGCATTCGGCAAGACGTTTGACCCAATGAACGCAGTCATGTTTGCATTCCGTGGCGACCGCAACGTAGTTGGAGCTACGCAGTACTTTACCGGCGGACTAAAGGAAGGTAAGTTCGGGACACAGATTGCAGCGTGGACAGACAAATGGTACCCAACGCTTAAGTTTAAAATGAACCCACTGTACTGGCTGCAGGAGTATGCTGAAAGCCCGATCCTAAATGCAGCACGTGGCGTTGACCGAGACACCGTATTCTCCATGATGGCCGACGGAACGAAGGCACAGATGGTGTCGGCAAGCCAGCTTCGGGATCTCACTAAGGTTGGGCCTGAGACGCAGTCGTTCGTAGACAACGCTAACTTCATGGCTGTCTTCCGGCAGGACGCAGTAGCACAGGCTATGACCGGACGGTACGATGACATCGTAATGCAGGCTGGCGTATGGGAGAACCTCAAGCAGGGCCGCCATCTCGACGACCTGGCTAATAGGAAGATGGCTGCTCGAGATGCGCTTGCTCTTGACATCACCGCAAAGACTTTCTCTGACACTATGCGTGAGAAAGACTTCAACCTCTGGTCTGCTCTGGTCGAACAGTACGGAACGTCAGACTCACGAGCAATGTTTACTAACTACGTAAACTACCGCTTGCGACTCAGCGATCCTCGACGAGTATGGAACGACATCGAAGTGTCACGCCCGGCAGGCGTAGGATTCGGCCGTATCCCAGACCCTGAGCGACAGGCTTGGGCCGATGCGCAACGCGAGCTAATCACCGGCGGTCGGTTTGCCTCTGAGGAGCAGGTGCTTGGACAAGGCGCAGGCATCCTTACGCAGGCGCAGTTGCAGGAGCAACTCCTCGCTAACCCGGCCCTGCACATGGCCACGCTGGACAAGCATGTGTCTAGCCTTGCTGATGCCGGTTACGACGCATCTCGATTCTCTGACTCTGCCAACAACCTACGCAATGCTTTGCGTCGCGCAGAGGGTGAGCTAAAGAGCACAGGAGACATGAAGGAAGAAACACTTGACATGGTCAAGGCTGCCCAGAAGACCTTCCATGCTGACATGCAGAAGATCGGACGAGACTGGGTGCTTCTGCAGCACAAGCGCAGCGCACTTGAGTCCCTAGCCACGCAGTTGCACTTCACCGATCCGCTTGGCGTTGATCCACATACCGGCAAGATCCTTGAGGCAATGCTCGTCGGCCAGGGCTTCAGTACAGATATCCAGTATATCGTTGACGAAGTAAACGACGTAGTGAACTCAATCGTCCGTGGCGGAGTAGATCCAATCAAAGACGGTAAGGCGTTCCGCGATGGGGTACAGGCCGAGATGGTTCGACGCGTGGCAGACAAGCCTGACCTAGCAGTTAAGTTTGGCAATGGCATGAGCTCAGTAGTAACTCGTCACGGCGCAGAGGAGACTGTGTATAACGCGTTCCAATACGCGTACACCATGGCTCTCGACCAGGCCAACAAGACTACGTACTTCCCATCTGCTCGGTCATTCTTTGAAAGGACGATTAACCATCCGGGGCTGGCGATGTACCCATATAGCTACATGTTCAAGAAGATCCTTCCAGAGATGATCGAGTTCCTCTTCAAGCGACCGTTCGGTGCGCAGGCCCCGATGGCTGGGTACTCCGCCTACATGCACGTACGAGACTATTTCGAGTACGAGCTGGAGACAAACCCAGGTATTGGCATCTGGCTTGACGAGCATCCTAACTCTGTATACATGCTGACCATGATGTTCCCAGGCGTGCCATGGGACGTCACAGCTGTACCACCAGCATGGGCACGCAATCTATATAAGCGCATGGCGAACGGTACCGACTGGAGCCCGGGTGCAGTCCTTAACCAGGACTTCGCAAGGAGCATCACGTCGATTGGTCCGCTAGGCGCGTTGGAAACAACTGGTTCAACTTTGGACGAGTTGTTTAAATCAAAGACCCCATAAGGGTCACAAGTAAATGGAGGTTAAAGTGACGGACGAAGTCGTGCTGAACGACCAGGCCCAGTCGCAGGTAGAGCCTGCCACTGACCAGGACAACGACATCACCACTTGGAAGAAGCGTCTTGCTGGCAAGGACCAGGCTCTGACGGCTACCAAGAAGCAGCTGGATGAGATCAAGGCTGAATACGATAAGGTTCAGGCTTGGAAGCTCCAGATGGAAGAGGCAAGCCTCACAGAGTTTGAGCGTGCGCAGCGACGCATCGCCACTTTGGAACAGGAACTTAAGGCTACTCGGGAAGCCGAGCAGCGCGAGCGACTGTCCAAGGAATATCCTTCCTACGTTCAGTGGGTTGAGAAGTCGAAGGACCTGACCGATGAGGACCGGGCCCGAGAGTTCGAGGCTCTAATGAAGACAGGAGGAGCTCCAAAGCAGGAGTTCGTAGATCCAAACAAGCCGGCGAAGGAAATTCCTTCGACCGGAAAGAAGCGCTCGACATCCGAGATTGTTAAGGACATCGCTGCCCTTGGCAATCCTTGGGGCGAGTAAACAAAAGGAGTTCATAGATGGCTACGCAGACGCGTGCGCTGCTCGATACGAACAGCTCAAACGCTTATTCTGCGCTCATTACGGAGCTCGTTTCTCAGCAGGCTCAGGAGAACCTGCGTGACCGACTGGTGCATGCAATGCCGGGTAACTACACGGCAGGCCGCTTCCAGAAGGGCAGCAACGAGATTCGCTATGCGCGCTACCCAGACCTCACTCCGCTTGGCATTGCGGATACCCTTACTGAGGCAGGAGCCCCTGCTGAGTATGACCTCACGGTTACGACCGAGTCGTTCATTCCTAAGCAGTACGGTAAGGTTCTTAAGATTTCAGATCTTGCTCAGCTCGACAGCCCGCATGACCTGATCGCAATCGCTTCGGAGCGCCTCGCACGAGCCGCAACCGAGTCGATGGACCAGATCATCCGCGACGTTCTCAAGCAGGGCACGAATGTTCGCTACGCTGCAGGCCGCGCTTCGCGTGCCCTGATTCAGTCGGGCGACAAGCTCACTGGTCTTGAGATCAAGCAAACCGTTGCCAAGCTTAAGGCCGCAAACGTTCCTACGTTTGCTGACGGTTTCTACCGCGCAATCATCCATCCTTCGGTCGAGTTCGACCTTCTGACGGATACAAGCGCGAACGGCTTCCTTGAAGCCACGAAGTACACCAAGTCGCTCGAGCTCCTCAATGGGGAAATCGGCGCCTATGCTGGTGTCCGCTTCATGGTTTCTCCTCAGGCTGCGACGTTCACTGGCGGCGTTGGTGGTGCTCTCACCATCCACTCGACGTTCGTGTTCGGGCCTGATGCCTACATCGTAGGCGACAGCCAGACGCTCCAGAGCTACTTCGTGGCTCCGGGCGGCGACCACAGCGATCCAATCGCCCAGGTTGCAACGCTTGGCTTCAAGATGCGCTTCGGTGCGATCCTCCGTGGCGAGGGCACGACCGGCGAGTTCGATGGTAGCAATACCTCGACTGGCCAGCCGCGATACCTCCGCGTGGAGTCGGTTGCTTCGACGCTCTAATCGTAACTAGGGAGTGGGGGTCGGGCTTCGGCCCGGCCCCCGCAACCGCAAGGAGACCTTATGGCAATCACATTATCATCACTCAGGACCATCGTCCGGCGGGATCTGCGTGACTCTGGTGCCACCAAGACATGGAGTGACGACGAAGTCAACGACATGATTAAGTGGGGAGTCCAAGAGGTCTCGCGTATCCGACCACAGGAGACCTATGAAGAAGTTGCGTACACTGCTCCTGCTGTTGGAGCATTCTTTACTATCAACACGCTCACGCTGGACACTGTATACCGTGTTGACGCATATAAAAGCAGCAAGCTCATCGCTTCAGTTCCGTTTGCCCAAGATGCCTCAGCTACTGGTGGATGGGACTTTATTAATGGAAAACTGCACATGCCACCCTATCTCGTCTTGCCTGACGGATGTACACTGCGGGTGTTTGGATACAAGCACTATACCCAGCCCACGTCTGACGCGTCCTCTATCGAGCTCGACGACGACGCTACTAACGCCGTGCGTGCCTGGGTCCAGAAGGAAGCAATGTTCATGCTGATCTCGGACCGCGTCCGGTTCCAGCAGTGGCAGGTTGCATCAGGTGCATCTGATACTAACAGCATCCAGCTGGCCCAGCTGTATGGTGCAGCTGACCGACGCTGGACTTCAATCTCCAAAGCAGTACGTAGAGTAAGGAAGAACCCCTAATGGATCTCAGCGCAGCTGTCACAATCCAGCGTCCTGGCGCTGCGGCGCTGGACATCAATAGCATTAGAGAGCCGGCCGATATCGGCTCTGCTCCCATTTCTGGATACATGATTGAGCAGGTTGACTTTTCGTCAGTTGGCGTTAACTCATTCGTTGAGGACACCCCGCAGGTAGACGGAGTCGACGGTTACGACGCGTACCTTGGTGGGCGCATGATCACTCTGATCCTATCCGTATATGGCAACACGTACACAGACTTCTGGGCAAAGATGGACGCGCTTAACTTTGCCCTACAGGCCATGCCCAAGGCAGCGGATGTCAGCGTGTACGCTGCACTCCAGGCTGATGGGCAACGCAAGCTGTCGTTCTCACAGCCTAAGGTTGGCGGTGGCAGCTACAGCCTATACATGATGGTACGGCCGGTGGCTATGCCAAGGTTCGCAATCAACAATGCTTCAGTGGCAGGGGTGACCGAGCGTGGCTACTCGCAGAAGGTGACAGTCCAACTTATGGCAGAAGATCCATACAAGTACTTCGAGACAGCTCAGACGTTCAGCCGTACTGGCACTGGCACAATCAGTGTCGTCAACACCGGCAACACCGTGGCATGGCCAACGGTGACATGGAACCTAACGTCGTCGACTGCTACATCTGCCACGCTTGGATCTGATACCGTGTCACACTCGGCATCGGCCACGTCAATCACGGATACGTTTAAGACTGCAGTGTCAACAAGTCCCACAACGTTGACAGGGTTCGCCTTCTTCAGCGTAGCCCCAGGCACATCGTCGGTAAGCGTAGTGGGCCAGTCTGGACAGACCATTAGCATTACAATCAGGGAGGCCCTGCTCTAATGGCACGCAAAAACATCGTCGTCATCTACTCTATGAAGCCGTATAACGATGCCACTCCGTTCGCAAAGAACCAGGTGGTTGCAGTTATCCCGGACGCTAGGGACATCGGTGTTCAGCTATATGCCAATGATTCTGGCTATGCATTCTTCACCCTGCCAGTTGACCATCCGGCAGCTCCGCTAATCCAGCCACTGCAGCAGCACTACTCAGTGCAGAGGTGGGATGGCAGTCAGTATGTAGACATCCAGTCTGGCATCATCACGGACTACGACGCAGGAGTCAACGAGATTGTAATCAATGGCGTGGACTATATGACTGCGCTTAACAAATACTATACCCAGATTCATGGACCAAAGATTGGTGATAAAGCTGTACCTAGTTCCGACACTACGTCCATTACTGCCGGCGGTGACAGCACAACTCCCAAGTCATGGATTGCATCTGCTATCTCCAAGGACCTGGCAAAGAAGAGCCATGGATACTGGGTTGCAGTAGTTGACTCTACATACCCTAACGTAGGAAAGGTAGAGATTTACAACGGCGTCCCGGACAATGTGCAGCCTGGAACGTCAGGAAACACCTGGGGCGACAAGGACAAGATTAAGATTACGTATGAAGAGGATGGCAGCGGCAAGAAGACAGGCGCAGTAATAATTGAGGGATGTCAGTACGTCTGGCGTGACGCATCTACCGCATACTTTCAAGACGGAGAGACAGGCAAAACCATTGAGGGAAACTTCTCAATCGGCACAAGCAGCACCAGCAAGGGTAGGATTGGGTTCCTTCTATACGCCAGCCCAGGCGGCCCGTTGCTGGACTTCTATTCTGAGCACTACTACGCGGCAAGCACTATTGAGATTGGTGGTATATACACTGGACTAAATGCGCCTCTTGACTTCAAGCTTACTCTACGCCCAACCAATCATTACAACGCTTCTGACGAGAACCACACTGGCCGTACTCGCGTCATGTCTATCTTGACTGAAGGTGTGAGCTACGAGTTCTACGCAGTTCCATATTACCTTGGAAACCTTAGCCCAAAAGATGCAACCTCAGACTATAACCAGTACATCTGGGGCAACTCAACATCTGCCCTTGATACCACATTCACAGCTGGTCTCCAGAGCGATACTGTCCCTGGTGCCATCACTGCTCTGCTCGCCACTCCGGCTGACCCTCAGTACGTGCTAGATAGGTCGAACGATTACCCTGTTTCTGCTGAAACTGTTACCTCTACCACCATGTCCTCGTCTGTAAAGACTGTGACTATGTCTAACCCTTTGCCTGAGAACTACCTCGTTGGAGACACCGTTACAGGAGCTGGTAGTACCCTGGTGTCTGGCGTAAGCACTGACACAAGTGGTGCCATTACAAGTATTTCTTCTGACAGGAAGACTATAGTTACAGCTGCTGGTACCTCCTCGTCCGGTTCTAGTACGGGTGGTACGCTAAATAAAACTAATACCGCTCTTGTTCCCCTTGTTAAGTTTACAACCCTGAACCAACTGAACACTTCAGCTAGTGCAGTAAAGCACCCATATACAACAGCAGGACAAGGACCAGTAGACTTTATTAGAGAACTAGCAGACATCGAGGTGGGTTCCCGACTAGACGGGAGCAAGGTGGTATTCAACTACTACGGCGTACCAGGGGCTTCGGCAACTGGTGCTAGCCTGATTGTAAACCACTCTGTCTCGCCAGACGCACAGGATGTACTGGTATATCCGGGGAAGATCAAGGGGTTTAACGTCACGTCAAAGCTTAGTAACAAGGTCAATTCCGTGCGTGTCGTACCTACTACAGACTTCCTCATTGGTTCCAGCACAGAGGCCGCGTCCGGTGTGAAGAGTCAGGGAGTTGTTAAGGTTTCTAAATATAATCTTAGCGATCCGTCTCTGCCTGTTGTTGAAACACAGGCCGGCTTCCTGTCTGCCCAGTCCGCAGGCAACTACGCTCAGGGCATCATCAACGACAAGGGTCAGGACTCTGACGTTCAGGCCATCTCAGTCCAGCTTAAGACGGAACTCTACGGTCCAATCGGGGTATCTGGTACGCCTAAGCTTGGCGAAACCGTGCGCGTTGTGGTCCGCCGCAAGTCGGTGGGCATTGCGTCAGACGAAGTGTCCGGCCTGTACAACGTAGGCGGGATGCAATGGACTGCCAGGGTTGATGGCCACGAAGAACTGCAGCTAGACCTGGTCAAGCCAAGCAAGTTCAAGGGTCCAGCCGTATCGTGGACCAGCACACCAGGTACAAAGAAGCCAGACCAAACTACGCCTACACGACCGCCGGCAGCACCGCCTGCTCCGCCGGCTCCTAAGCCAGACCCAACGCCTACTAGCCGAGACTACGGTAGCGGCACAAGCGTTGCCATCGGGGGGAGAGCCACAGGGAGGCCTGAAAGATTCCAGCTATGACACAACGCCAATTTGAAATACTGCTATCCAAACTTGACGAGATCGACGAGCGTATCCGCGCCCTAGAGATGGATAACGCCGGCAACAAAGCTGTGCGGAAGGCGAGACAAGCCGGAGATCTTGAGGCAAAATGGAAGGCAGGGATTGTCGCGTCCATTGTGGGCGGGCTAGTTACCCTGATAGCCAAGGTGTATGACACCTTGAACGGAGGTAAGTAATGGCAAAGGCCAACCTAGTAGAGCGCGTCGGTGCGCTCAAGGAGCAGGGCCTGTCCTTCTCCAAGATTGGGGAGATGCTCAACATGAGCAAGGACCAGGTTCAGAAGTTCCATAAGCGCTATGCCGAGGGGATTCCGGAGGACCTCCTGCCGGCTAACAAGAAGACGACGAAGACCCCACCGTTTGTTGGGATCGACATCGCCTACTTCGATATCGAGACTACGTTCAGCAACTGGCGCCGCATGCTGTGCGGTTCTATCGCTGACAGTCTTGGGAATGTAATCACGCTTAGCCACGACACTCACCCTGGTAAGAACTGGCAGGATGATAGCGTCTTGGTGAAGGCGTATTGCGAGGAGCTTGACAAGTACGACGTGATCGTCGGCTGGAACTCAAAGCTGTTCGACGTTCCTGTTCTTAACTCGCGCATGTTGTATCACGGGTTCAAGCCGTACAACCCGCGCATGCACCTTGACCTGATGTACAAGGCGACCGGCTCGTCGATTGCAATTGGCCGTAAGTCTCTGGACAATGTGTCCAAGTACTTCGGTGTTGAGAATCACAAGACTCCACTCGACCCACGTACATGGGACGATGCGGATCATGGTGACCGTGCAGCATACGAGAAGATCATCGAGCACTGCGAGGCGGACGTGCTGGTCCTCCGGGATGTGTACGCCAAGCTTAAGCCGATGGTGCATATCCTTCATCGATGACCGAAGAGGAAATCCAGCGGCACTTTGACCGCACGGTGGCCGTGGACTTTGACGACACCATTGTCGTCAGGGTCTTCGGCACGTTGGTCCCAGCTCGTGACTGCGTCGACGCACTGCACGTACTGCGTGATGCCGGGTATAAGGTTATCATCCACTCTGCCAGATCCTGGGCCCAATGGCCAGACAAGGACGAGAGGGAGCGAGAGATGCGTGAGCTTCTTGAGCGGTGGGAAATCCCATACGATGACATCTATACCGGAGAAGGAAAGCCTCCAGCCATGGCGTACATCGACGACCGTGGCCTGAGGTTTGCCGACAACTGGCTGGATATTGCACGTGTCATTATCGAGAAAGGAAAACAATGAATAGACTGAAGATCGTAACGCAAACGGATAACATTGAAGGGAAGAGCACGCCCAAAGATTTCTCAGATGATTGGATGGATGACTGCGCCTGGGCCACGCTGGCCTGTGCGGCTAACCACCTTACCGGTTCTACGTTCACGTCGTTCGACGCTGTGGAGTGGGGCGAGAAGGTTGGCCGTCACGATGTCGACGGAAAAGGAAGCCCTAGTACCTTGGCGCAGACGGTAAAGGCAGGTCCACTTGCTGGACTTAAGGTTACGTATGCACACGACTGGGTTGAAGTCGTTAACGCGCTGAAGGGCGGCGCAGTTGTCATGATCAATGTCGAGCAGGCACGTGGATACCCTAATATCCTAATGAGCGAGTGGCACAAGAAGTACGAGAAGCGCAAGCCAGGCAAGACGTATGGCCACATGACATGCGCAGCCATGGTGGATGGCGTACTGCAGTGGGCAGACCCAACCATGTCTGGCAAGGGCGAGGAAAAGTTTGCTGTGCCGGTAAGCTTCGAGGAACTTAAGGCTATCGCCAGCTCAAAGGGCGATGCTCCTCATAAGAGGTGCCTGATTGCAGTCCGGCGGACCGCTGTTAAAACGCCCGTAGAGGCACCTAAGAAGCCCGTAGAGGCACCGAAGGTGGTCGCCCCTACTAAGGAGCCAGCCAAGCCAGTCGGAGGGGTCGGTACTAAGAAAGTGCTGTAGTGCTTGACAGCAAAACCCGGGGGGTATAAGATCCTCAGTGGACGAGATCCACTGGGGATCTTACTATTAGGAGGTGGTCATGGAGACTATCGCACGTGCCTTTGACTTGGGTCTAAAGGCGAACCGTAAAGAGCGTCCGGCTAGTACGTTCTTCCGTGGCAGCAAGCTGGGGTCGTGCCTGCGTCAGCAGTACTACGACGCTACCGGCGAGCCTGTGACTAACCCATTTGAGGACCGGCTATACCGCATCTTCGAGCAGGGTCACGTCATTGCCAACACGTTCGAGCGCAACCTCAGGGACTCAGGTTTGTTTGACGAGTTCATGTCTGAGGTTCCGGTGGAGATGGATAAGTACAACTTCTCCGGAAACATCGACCACCTTGTTCAATGGAAGAACAGGGACCACATGGAAAACGGATGGGAAGTTATCGAGATGAAGTCGATGAACTCGAACGGTTTCAAGTATCTTAAGGGGCCAAAGCCAGAGCATGCTATCCAGGCTGCTAGCTATGCGCTTGCGCTGGAGTACAATGGTTTCCTCCCTGAGGAGATCTACGACCAGCAAATCGCAGCACGTGTTGTGTACGTCAGTAAGGATGACTTCAACATCTCTGAGTACACAATCGGGCGGGAGTGGTATGATAGGGCTAGGCGAGTCCTCGAGATCGGCAACAAGTTTAGGGAGCAGGGGCGGATTCCGTTCCGACTTCCAGTGCCGGAGGGTAAGGACCCTAAGAAGATGTGGCCATGCGCAGGATGCCAGTGGCTCACTAAGTGCAGAGGAGGGGAGTAATGACAGCAGGTAAGGTAACGCTAGCTAGCAAGATTGCCAAGGTCATGGAGGCCGTTGGCTACGTGCAGAAGGGCGGCACGAACAGCGCCCAGGGGTACAAGTTCGTACAGGCTTCGGCCGTAGCGGACAAGGTGCGCGCTGAGCTGAGCAAGCTCAACGTGTCAATGACCCCGACCAACATCGACGTGATTAGCGAGGGGCTCACACCGTCTGGCAAGCAGGCGCTGCTGACTCTTCGCTTCACTTGGACGCTAACGGACGGTGACACTGGCGAGACCATCTCGTTCCAGTCAATCGGGACCGGGGCGGACAGCGGCGACAAGGCTGCGTATAAGGCAGCTACCGGCGCACTGAAGTACGCTCTGCTCACAGGGTTCCTCATCCCAACAGGTGATGACCCAGAGGCAGACGGCAAGACGGATGACGAGATCATTGCCGCTAAGGCTAAGGATCTCTTCAACGGAGTGGTTCAACAGCCAACCAAGAAAAAGGCTGATGAAGTAGGGGAGTTTAATTTCTGATGGCAAGACTTGACATCTGGCTGAGCGACAAGAAGACGCCAGTCAATAAGGTTTCTAAGAACGGTAATAACTATCTCGAGGTGTACGGTACTATGCAGACCGCAGCCTACGAGGAGTGGGCTGACGGTGACCGGGCTAACGCAGCCCCTGACCGATACGCCTACGTCACGCTACGCTTCTTCGACGCTGAGGCTGAGGCACACGTTGCCAAGGTATACGAGTGGGCCATCTCCCAGGAGAAGGACCCTCGCCCTAACGTACACGTGGTAGGCAAGCTCAACGAGGACCGTGAGTACAACGGCAAGCAGTACTACACCATGTTGGTGTCGGACATTGCGCCGCTACAGTACGGCCCACTTCGGACGAGGAAGAATGCCTAGGCGGGAGATGTCGATGAGGTTGGTAGACAGCATCGAAGCGTGGAAGGCTGACGGCTTCGACCACTGTGTGGTCGGGGTCGGACAGCAGTTCACTGAGGGAGGCCAGGTCTTCATCTTCATCTATAGCAAGAAGGCAATCATCGAAACGATTGCCAACGACATCGTTGAGGAGATTAACAACAGGGTTAATACGTCAGACGAAGAGCGCGCTGTGCTCTCTGAGGATGCGTACGAACAGGCTGTTGAGTACTTCGACTATAACATTGCCGGTGCCTACATCGGCCGTGGTATGCCGGTGTTCTTGGAGGACACCGTTGACGATGCCGTTAAGGAGGCGCTCGATGAGTGATGCGTCTCGACGTGGCCGACTCAATCGCTCGAGGGGTAATGCCTTCGAGCGTGAGGTGGCTAAGAAGTTTGGCGGTAAACGGGTCGGCCAGTACGGTGGGCCTGAAGACGTAGCGGCAGGACAGTTCAACATCCAGGCCAAGTGTGGCCAGATGTTTAGCGAGAAGTTCTGGCGCTGGTTGCAGGCAGTACCGCGCAAGGCGGACCAGGTTCCGCTCCTCGTAGTCGGTGACGCTCCGGGTTCCGGAGCTAAGCGTAGGGTAGTAGTTATCATTGAGGAGACTGACTTCCTCAATCTTATTGGAGGCAGTGATGCAGAGACCACGGAAGAAGCTTAATAGCCTTGACCTTGCTGTGTCATGGGCTCGTATCTTCGAGCTCATTCGCACTAGGCTTAAGGAGTTGGAGGTACCGGATGCGGACAATATCGCAGCTGGTGCGGCAAACGTTCTAGCTAAGGAGGGCGCCAATGGCGACAACGCCTGATGAGAAACCCTATCAGTCCAAGAAAGCAAAGGTGGTTGCAGAAGTTAGAAAAGCAAGCGCGCAGTACTCGACGAGGGCGGCGGTCTCAGTCGCAGCCTGTCTCGCGGTGGGTGCTGAACGTCCAGGCGAAGCGCTTTCACTTGCGCTTCTACTATTCGTGATCGGAGGCAAGCGATGAGTCAGGTACCACCAAGCTTTGGTCAGTACTTCGAAGACCTATTCAAGGAAGCTCACGCAATCATGGTCCAGCGACAGGAGTCGTATGGTCCAGTGAACGTAGAGAACCTTGGCCCGGTTGGCGTGTTCTCACGCATGGCTATGGACAAGGTCGGCCGCATTGCTAACTCAATGAATGGCCGCATCGTAGGTGGCAAGCTAATCATGGACCCGGGCTGGTATACGCCTGAGCTGCATGATGCGCTGGTCGATACGATGAACTACGCAGCGATCCTCATTGCGCTTGGTCAGAACAAGTGGAGCGAGGTATCGAGGGGCATCAGCAGCCACACGTTGGCATGCGGATGCAATCAATGTACGTGATGCCGGAGATTGAGATCGTACCTATCCTCAAGGATGGGAAGCGGCACGCCTCAGTCACGATCATGTACAGCGACGGCGGATGGAAGGTGCATGCCATGTACTACAACCGCTCAGATAAGATAACCGCTCACAAGATCGGTGAAGGACCTGAGCTACTAGGCCAAGAGTCTGCGCGGCAGATAGCTCTTGACCTGGCCAACAAGTGGCGAGATGAAGAAGTCAAAGCCGGACGCTTCTGATTTCTTCAAGGAGGATGCCAAGCGGTTAGGCTTGGGACTCCGTGAATACTGCCGACAGTTCGGCATAGAGTACGAGTCGCTAGGGGGTCTCGATAGAGTTGACCCCTTGACAAAGCACGAGCACATCGACTACCGTACTTGTGACGTTTGCAAGATGAATGCCATCTTGAACGGTCGTAATACGGAGGCGATTGATGATTAGTGCTATACTTCTAAGCGTTGCCCTGGCCTTCCATACTTCGGGAGTTCAGGTTGGCCAGGCAACGTGGTACGGCTACACCGGGAACAAGGCCACGTACTGCTACGGTGGCTACCGCAATACCTGCTCACCGTACCTCAGCAAAGAGGACGGTGGGCGGGGCGGCGAGCTAGTCATGTACGCAGCGGTGCATGGCTTTAAGTACCGGGACAAACCGTACAAGGTAAGGGTTTGCCTGTACAGCAAGCCAAGTAAGTGCGTAGTTGTAGTGGTACGCGATGCCATCGGCGGACACAGCAAGACTGTGATAGACTTGTCACCGGCAGCGTTCATACAGCTGGCCCCCTTGAGCAGGGGAGTGCTCAAAGTAAAGGTGGAGGGATACAATGACTACCTCGAACGTACGGCCAATCGATACGGAGGACGCTGACATCGGACACGGCGAGTGCCCCATCTGTGGCAAGTACAGGAAGAAGATTGACGCTGGCAAGATGAAGCCATGCTACATGTGGGACAGAGTTAAGGAGGCGCAAGAAGATGAGGAATGATTACTGGAGGTCTAGGTCAAGGATCGGCCAGCTCGAGATAGCCGGTGCGCGGCTAGCTGAGCGCCTTAATCATGCGCCCAAGCTAGTGCGTGATGGCCGGCAAGACACGTCGATTGGTTGCTTCAGGTGCGATGCCTGGGGCTGCGTCGAGATCGACGGCGGCGAGATTGCGCATGGCGATATCTTTGATGTCGAGTGTGGTAAGATTGTATTCAACGAGGACGACATCACGATCCTCGCATCAGCATTAGGAGGGCAGTAGTGAACACAACACCACACAATAGCGAGGCCGAGCGCTCACTACTCGGCTCGATCATTATCGACAACGCCGTGCTCGACGACATCGAGCTGGTACCGGATGACTTCTATGACCGCCGGCATGTGCATATTGCACACGCGATCAGGGACCTTAGGTCTAAGGACGTGGCCATCGACACGGTCACACTTATGGACCAGCTCAGCGCCAACGGCCACGACATCGAGGCCACGTACCTGTCTGATCTGACGCGATCAGTTCCAACATCGGTGCATGCAGACAGCTACTTCAATATCGTCGACCGCATGGCTGTGGTACGTGGGCTGGTGAAGGCTGGCACCGACATAGTCAGCACTGCGTACGCAAACTCAGACGACCCTAACAAGGCGATAGATGAGTCAGAGAAGATCCTCTTCTCACTCACCAACCGGCGACGTGAGGTGCGGTGGTCAGACGCAGCCGACCTCATGAATATGACCAAGGGCCGTGTCAAGTCCATCGTTATCGACGGCGTTAAGCACGGCGTGCGTTCAGGCATTGGTCAGATCGACGCCATCACCGGAGGCTGGCAGAAGTCTGACCTGGTCATCCTCGCAGCGCGGCCCAGCGTAGGCAAGACTGCACTGGCCACTAGCATGGCTCTCTCTGCTGCAATCGCAGGCAAGAAGGTAGCTATCTTCTCTATCGAGATGAGCGCTGAGCAGGTGGGCTCACGTCTGTTGTCATCAGCATCCGGCATCCCTCTCGCTGCTATCCGCAATGGTGGCATCGACCTAGTCCAGCTCAGCGAGCTAGAGCAGTGGGCCGATACGCTGTCGAAGCTGAACATCTACGTTGACGATGCGCCGGCAGCAACTCCTGCCATCGTCAGGTCTAAGTGCCGGAAGATAGCAGCAGAACGTGGCGTTGATCTGGTGATCGTCGACTACCTACAGCTCATGTCGCCGGACAAGGGTAGCAAGGATGCTAACCGGGTGAACGAGGTGGCCGACATCAGCCGTGCGCTGAAGGCGCTAGCTCGTGAGCTAGACGTACCTGTAATCGCACTGTCGCAGCTGAGCAGATCATCTGAGTACCGTGAGAGTGGTGAGCCACGGCTCTCTGACTTGCGTGACTCAGGTGCCATCGAGCAGGATGCAGACATGGTGCTCATGCTGTGGCGTAAGGAACAGCCAGACTTTACCAAGCTGTCTGAGGTAGTCAGCTGCAAGATTGCCAAGCACCGCAATGGTCCGACCGGTGTGTGTGATCTCGAGTTCGTTAAGTCGACCGCAAGTTTCAGGGGGTAGTATGTTTCAGTTGAAGATCACATGCGATTGCGAAGACCAGCTATGCGAACACACGCAGTCCAAGCTAGCTGAGATTATCCAGCTGGCCTACGACGAGGGCTACGATTCCGGGTGGACAGATGCGTTCAAGCTGCTGCATGAGGGGCTCATCGCCAGGGATGTGCCGGGCGCGGAGAAACTAAAGGCACCGCCCCCTCCCGCACGTAAGGCAAATCGTGCAGTGTACACAGATTCAAAGAAGGATCGCAATCAGCTAGACAACTAGCCATTGCCCATCGCAAGGTGCTTGCTACGGGGTATGCGACTCAACAAAAAAATCCCTTAGTCAGTCGGTCTGACTAAGGGATTTGTGGTTATGCGTAAACTATTTCTCCGAACAACCCGGCCTGGACAATAACATCAGCTGCATCGGCGTCGATGTCGAAGATGTTGAACCCAGGTCTGTTGTTGAGGACCCACTTGACACCGGCCTTTATCTTGGCTGGTGTCAACTCCAAGTTCTCGAAGTCATCACCCTCTGTATCTGATAGAAGTACAAGTACATGGTCGTCATCGAGTGGCTTGACAATATCGTTCTCCCAGTCTTCGTAGAGGTACTGCCACCGGTACTCATCGCACACTGCCCAGTACCCGATGCCACCTTCAAGAGCAGTGGTGAATATCTCTACGACATCCTTGTCTTCTAGCTCAACATCAGTTACTCGCATCATCTTCCTCCTCTGTGTAGCAGTCGTGGCCATAGTACCAATCTGCTGCTTGCTCTTCGATGTCAAGGTCGAACACCTTGCCACACTCAACACACTTGGCTATGCCAAGAGTTCTCAGACTAATCTCCATGTTTAATCCTCCACTACACTGAAGCCAGTTGCGTTCTCGATTGCAGCTGCCGCTGCATCCTTGACTCCCGCCTGGTAGTCTGCCTTGTAAGCAGACTCACCAGGGTAGTAGTCATACACATCGAAGTCCTCGATGTCGTCCAGTCCTAGGCCGCAGAGAGACTCGACATGTCGGCTCACTGCTGCCCGGAAGGACTCGAACGATACCTCAATCGTTTCCGATTGCTGTTGCTGTTGCTGCATGCTCTGCCTCCTTCATTGCATTGCGATGATACTCGATCATAGGAAGTACTTCTTCCTTGATTATGTCATTGATTCTAGCAAAGTCAGTAATGGTATAGCCACCACATGAGTCAAGCGTTTTGCTTTCAGTGTGTCCACACTTACCGCAGTTCTCCTCCTTAGTGACTGTCCAATACACAACTAAGCCACGAAGATATGCATCGTAGTTCGCAACCTCTAGACGAAGGATGCTGTCGTAGTTTTCTTCAAGGAATCCGAATGCCTTGACATCTTCTTTAGTTAGCACTGCGTACCCACATTGTCCGCTATCGAATGGGTCATTGAACGGGTCAACGCTAATGCTTACTCCACTATGAGCAATCATGTATAGAGGAAGCTTGTATGCTGCGGCCTCAAGCTTGTTCTCTACATCGTAGTGGTCTGCTGGGTCCAGCACAACATCGACAGGTATGTATCTCTTACTCCCCTCTGTTGCAAAGATCTGGAAAAACCTTTCGTCGTACTCGTATCCTTCATCATACCTGATTGCATATCCGAAGCCATCATCAAACACTTCTGATGCAATGGCATCTTCTCTCCAGTCTGTCATGATACCTCCTATACTACGATTGCTGATGGGTTAATCTTCATCTCGTATGCTGCCTCATCGATGTACTTCTCTGCGATATCGTGCCATCTTACGGTTGCATAATACATACCAATGGCATCAGCCAGTGGCCCTTGGATACTATCTGATGCTTCATTGCTGAAGACTTCATGACATAGTTCCTCGAGATACTTTGCGAGCGAGTGCGTCGCAGTCCACTTGTCGAACTCATCATCATCGAATGCTTCTTCAACTTCCCTTTGCGCTTGCTCGAAGATCATGTCTGGCAATCCATCCATCTCGCCAATCCATAGAGCCATGTTCCATGTTTCATAGTTGGCCCAGCCATTGTATTCACCACACATATTACCTCCTATTGCAGCGTGTGCCGGATGAGGACGCCCTCCCCATCCGGCTGCACCCTGCGCGTTATTACTTGACGCCCTTTGACGCCAAGAACTTCTTGTCCTTCAACTTCTTGGTGAAGGTGATATGGACTTCAGCAACTGTGTTCTCATACAAGTCAGCTGTGTCTACATTCTCAGTGAAGTCACAACCTGGCTTCTGCGCTCGCCACTGTCGCAGCAACCCTGCATCACTGAGAACATGGTTGAATCCATGATACCCATCCCATGCGTCGTTGATCTCCGTGACTTTCATGTCAAGAGATGTAGCCACATTCAGTGCCTTGATATTACCATTCACACTGTTGTGGTAACTATTACCCTTGGCAACACGCTTGGCAAGTTCAGGCAGTGATGCCTGCATAATCAAGCCAACAATAGATGCGCTTGGCACATCAATGCTAACCTGCTCATTGAACTCGGCAGGTAGTTCGCGGAGCTTTGGTGCACCGCACTTGTCGTTAGTCTTAGCCATTGTTTTCTTCCTCCTTCACTGGTTTGATTACATATTGATACGAGTTCTCAACCCATTGCGTGTCGACAATATAACCTGTATCCCAGATTGTATTGCCGAACGAATCGGATGAGGTCAAGGTCTCAATCATGCTAACGAGATATGCAAATCGCTTCTCGCTCTCATTGTGTGAGCCTTCAAGTACCGCATCAAGACGAGCAATGTACATATCAAGTACCTTGCTAATCACTTTGATATTGCGCATTGCAATCTCTGCGTCATGCGGGTCGAAGCCGATGACCTCCTCGAGTGCACCTGCAAGATCATCAAGCACGCTTGATACATTGCGCATATTGTCTTCAGCATCGCTGGCCTCACTGGCTGCATTGCTGGCTTCATACTGAGCTGTCTCAGTATAGCCCTGCGCACGCTCAAGATTGCGTCGCAGAACATCGATGTCCTTGAAGCTACCCATTAGATACCTCCTCTACTTTGCACTCTTGGCAGCACCAATCCACATAGACTGATGTACTACCAGGCTGCTCTGCTTTAAGTTCTGCAACTGTCTCACGCACCTGTTCAAGTGTGCCTTCGACAATCGCAGATGAATGAGAGTCTGGAACCTCCGTAAAGGTTACGAACTCCAACACTGCACGGTGTGTTGTACCGTCACAATATACTTTATCTGTCACTGAATGTCCTCCTTCTTATTGCTATTGAGGATATTGTTAATAGCTGCCATCACCTCCTCTGTATTCATATCTGCGAAGGACTTCTCCGCACGATCCACATTGGGATTGAGAAGTAGTTCTTTATCTGGCTGCTCCTCACCAAGCGTGTTGGCAACTGCGCAAGCCAATGGATAAAGGCACATCTGCAAGATAGAGAAGTACTCATGAAGCATTTCATGTGTCCATTCTGCTGCCTCATGTGCTGACTCGCCAGTCTCTGCCTGATACTCAAGCTCGGCTCCAACAAATGTCTCCGAATAGTTCAGCCTAAACCGTGGCGTGTTATTACCAAAGGACCTGAGCATAGCGATGGCCGTCATCAACGAACCATATGCCTTCATTGCACTGTCCTGATCCGGGAACCCATACTCCATCTTAATGGAGACTGTACCGTTCTCGTTTTCCATGTTACCTCCTGCTGGTTCTATAATGCTACGGGGGGCAGACCAGCACGCCCGACCGCAGCGCACCAAGCCATCGCCAAGTACGCATGTGCTCCTGCTGCGTTGCGATGGGGAGGGGATAACTACTCCCCTCCCCTTGCACCGCCGAACTCTCGCATCTATGACGCTTATCCCCTTGCGGAGATGAACTTTCGCTTCCGCTAGTTCACTGCCATCAGCACCCCTGCTAGTCAAGCCCAAGCCTGATGGCCTTATCGTCTCGGTTGGTTCTTCGTCCAACAACTAGCCAGCCTGCACCTGGCACGGAATCATTACCAAACCTGAGCACCACCCAGTTTGGCCGCGACCTCAAGGTAATCAATCCATTCGGTCAAGAGATGCGGTCGCTCTCCCATCTCTTCAAAGAGTGCTTTGATTTGGTCATCACTAATTTTATCCATATCATTGAACAACATCTGAATCTCTTCAGGAGTAATAACTTCTCCATCGTTGAAGCTTGTCTTGTTTAGCAATGCCTCATACTTGGCAGCATCACCGCCAGCATAGTTGCATACAAGATACATCCACTCACGCAGTGGTGCCATGCCCCAGATATTGGACCGGAAATATACCTGTCCAGAACCTGTGAACTTAGCATCTGCTGGAATAACGAATGGCTCTTCGCCAGTCATCTGCTCAAGCTTGGTCGGGATATCAAAGAGATATCCGTACTTATACTTGCGCGCAAAGTACTCGGCCAACTCTACGTTGGTTTCCACTGTGTAGATATCGTAACCCATACTACCTCCTACAAATCATTGCGGAACTTGGCCTCGTTCCTAAGGTTGAACTCCAACTTATCCTTGCGATAAGACTGGATTTCCTGGATGCGATCTTTAATCCATAGGCATGTAACAAATGCCCATACACCTATGAATGAACCGATTGCTGATGTGATTACTTCATCCATTTCTCGACTCCTTCCATAATATACTTTACTGCTATTGTTACAGTGATGCCGGTGATAGCACCTGCCCACCAGCTGGACATACCAAAGTTACAATCCACGATAGTACTCCTCATTCATTGCGCGGATGCGCTCACGCTCAACCGCTGCGGCCACGCGCCGTTCAACCTCCCAAGATAGGAGTCGCTTCGGCGCCCACTTAATCTGTTCACCCCTGAAGAATGCGTCTATATGTAAGATACAAAGTACCTTCTTACCTCTGATAGTACGGATACCCTCATAGGTACATAGCCTGTTACTCTCCATTGCTTGGCAGATCATGCTTCCTCCTTAGGCTTGCGCTTCTTAGAGATTTTCTCAAAGCTTGGCACATCATAGCCAGACATATAGTCATTGTACCAATCTAGATACAACTCAAAGTCATCCGCTAGTGCCTGTTTGCACTCTTCTGAGCAGAAATAACTATCATTCTGTATTGATAGTTTGGTTCCGCATTGTGCGCATTCCACTTGTCAACTCCTTTACAACTGTGCATGTAACCGACATGCTACGGGGGGCAGACCAGAGAGGCTACCCACGAGCGAGGGCTATGCGGTAATACACTACCTCCCCATATGCTCCGGCCACCTGTCCACCCTTATCAACATATGTGGATAAGTATGCGGCCCATCGTATCAAGGCTGAGGTATGATTATGACGCAAGCTTGCGCGCATCATCGTCAGGTATGCAACCGTGCCCGTTGGGCGGTACTAGGGGGGAGCCTTGCGGCTCCCCCCGTTCCCTGAGACCTACTTGGCCTCGGCCTCGATGGGCTTGACGACCATTGCGTTGAGCGTCCAATCCCCCTTGCGGTCGATGGATGCGTTGGCAACGATCTCGACGAACTGCCACTGGTACTGGCGGAGCGCTTCCGCGACCTCACCGCGAGCGATGACTGGGAAGAATCCGATGACGCGGTCCTCCGAATCAACCTCCTCGATGCGAGCCGCTGCGAAGGTTGCCGCGCTTGCGCCTACGGGGGCGGTTGCGCGGAACGAATCCGCTGCGCCTTCGCGCTTGTACTCCGCTGCCAGCGGATGCTCGTGCGAACCCTGAACGAGTCCGCGGAGAACTACCTGAGCCATTGTTGGCTCCTTTCTGCGCGACGATGCGCGCACTACGGGGGGCAGACCGACTACCCCCTCAACGGTTCACCGAGGAGAGAACATCTCTCCATCGTCGGTGGTAGGAGGTTCACGGACACGGTCTCCCCCTATGGGGGGCAGACCAGTCCGTTCTCCTAGCAGCCGATTTTTGCTGAGGGGGGTCTCCCCCCAGCATTCGGCTGATACGACCACTGCAGTGGGTTACCGGCCCTTCCGGCACCGAGCTACCCCAATGATAAGGAACCTTAATAAACTCTTACTGTGCGTCAGGCCTTGACAGGGTTGGATATATATAGAACCCTAATAGAACTACTCTCTTAGAGAGTTATACTCTCTTAGATTACGGTTCTAAGGGTTATAAATAGATAGTCTATACCCTCTTAGAGGGTGGGAGAACATGGCAGAACAAAAGAAGCGCCCAGGCCCACTAGACCCACAGGACATCCTGGCCAAGCTTGAGATGATCAAGCAGCAGGTCCAGTCGTCCATGCCCGAGTTCGACGTCCCACAGCCGGCAGCCCCAGAGGCACCGGCTAAGCCCGTTGTTGCTACACCGGCGCCTGTTCCTTCCCAGGCACCGGCCGCTACGCCCCCAGCTGCTGCCGCCCCCTCCGCTCCGGCAGCTGGGGGTACTTCTTTGCCCGCTGCTGCTCCAGAGGCCCCAGCCGACCTCCTGCCAGTAACAACCGGGTACAAGAGTTTCCTAGAGTACGAGCTCGTAGCTGACCTCTCTAAACCAGAGGCAGTCAAGCAGATCGAGGAACTAACCCAGGGTCGCAAGCTGAAGCGCATGGCTATGGACTACACGGCCGGCGTGAAGGGAGCCCTGCCACCGGCTGTTCCTGGCGACGAGACCAGCAACGCAGACAAGGTCATCAAGGGCACACGCACGGCGACTAGCCGCGAGTACGACTACGAGTACCGGCCTGGTGAGATGCTGGTCATGACGAAGGAAGGTAAGGCCGTAGCGGTCATCCGCGTCAAGGGCAACTACCGAATCCAGGGGCGCACGGCAGACGGGCAGGCTGTACTGCTCAACCGCGCTACGGGAGAGACGACCACTCGGCCCATCGCTGAGCTTGCCGCCTCAGAAGGCTACGAGGCTAGCGCCTACGGCAAGAGGATCTACGGCGCAGCCGACGTCAAGCCCACCCAGGCGTCAGAGGTAATCAAGCCCACAGACACGTCCGTGAGCGTCGCTGATGCGGTGGGGGGTGCTAAGACACCAGGAACCCCAGAAACGAAGCCCAGCGTGGCGGAAATCGGCCTCCCAGAGGCTCCTGCGGTGGGGGACCAGACCCTCCAAAAACTAACAACGGCGACGACCCCCGCGGAACCGGTGGCCCCAAAGAAGGGTAAGGGCAAGAAGACAGAGTTCGCCAGCGACAAGTCGACAAACAGCCGCTGGCCAGACCGGCCTGCCTACACCCTACCTAAGGGCGAGCGCTACCTTGCCGTAGTTGGCACAGCAGGACGCGGCCAAGACGGGGCTCGACTTACGGCGGATGACTTTAACGCTATGGTGGATCGCGTTAGCCGCACTGTGCGGCCGACAGACGTCCTGATTTCCGGCGGCGCCGCCTGGTCTGACCACGTGGCAGTGCAACTATTCCTCGACGGTAAAGTCGGCGGCCTTGTTCTACACCTGCCTGGCGAGTTGATGATGAAGGAAGTGCCTGGCGAGACGCCACGACTTCAGTTCGACAACCTCGGGTTCATGACATCTGGTAGCACGGCGAACCTGTACCACGACCAGTTTGCGAAAGCTCTTGGCCTGCAGCCTGGCGACACTATCGCACAGCTGCAGCAGGCTATCGACAAGGGGGCAGTAGTCACATTTGGCAACGGCGCCAGCCCGACGCGCAGCAGCGACACAGAGATCAGCTCGTTTATCGCACGCAATCGCTGGATTGCTCAGGATGCAACTAGCGGCATGATTACTCTTTCGTTTGACCCAACCCCTAATGGCCCGAACGACGGCGGCACAGGCCACGCAGTGCGAGAGCACAAGCGCTGGCACCCAGATGCCAAGCAGTTCCACCTGGACATTCGAAAGATCCGACCAGACGACACAGAGCCGGAGCGCATTGCAAAGTACCAAGGCGTTCAAGAGGCGAAGGCGGTTAGGCGTGAGGCCCGCGACCGAATGGTTACTACCGCTCGGGTAGAGGCCGACTCGATGTCGCAGATGGATAAACTGCAGAGTGAGATCCAAGGCACGTCCGGCGAATATGGCGGGCAAGCCAGGGCGCGAAGGACCATCACTGTTATCCGTCAGGGCAAGCTACTTGGCATTGCCAAGAGGGCCATCCTGCCAGAGCACATCCTTGCTAGCGCGGCTCAGCTGCAAGGACTTGGAGAAGCGCTCGGAGTCGGTATGTCGCAGCAAGAATATGATGCAATGTTCCCTGAAGACGGAAGTAAGCCCAGAATTCCTAACCCATTCTGGGAATCTTCGCGTGTTAAGAGAGGCAAGGTTGAGACAAAATTCGGCATTGCCCCTGACGCGAATATGGAAGCCGGTCTATCTATGCTGCGACATGATGGACTGTTTAAGGCGTTCTGGAAGGGAGTCGGACCAAAGGCAAATCCAGCAGATAAAGTTGTGCTGCAAGCCCTTAAGGCTCTTGGCGTTCCGGAAGAGACGTTTGCAGGTGACTACAAGTACAGACCACGCTTTGCGCTGAACCAGGACCCTGAAGAGAAAATTCAAAAACTACACGACGAAGCCGATCTTGAGCTAGACCGAAGGGTCGAGGCGCTGTCAAAGCGGTGGGCAAAGCTCCGGAAGTATGCTGACCATCCTGATATTGCCTTGCCGGTTCATACTCTTACAATGCTTCTTCGCGGTCTTGAGTCCGACATGCAGAGCGAAATCGTCGGTAGAGACCGAACCAAGGACATGGCGCCAGCCACAGCAGAGTTGCAGAGGACTCGAGCAAAGGCCGGAGTTCGAGAAGGAGCTAGGACGTATAGCCCATATCGAAGAAGTTTGTTTGACGCAGAAATCCCTGGTACGTTCGTAAAGGCCAGCACTGAGATCATGGCAGCCACAGAGCATCTTTCTGATGATCCACTTGCCAGGTATCTTGAAATCAAGCGATTGACTGACCCTGCATCTATTGATGAGTACTGGAAGATCAATGGTAAGCCTGGGTTCGAATACGACGTGCACCAGGAGACATCGCTATACGGTGGAACTGTCGACACCAATCCAGGGTATCGCCGCTATGTCATGGACATGGATGGGCTTGTCCCGCAGGGGTGGATGGACCTTGACGAGCGCGGTCTTGTTAGCGATGAGTTCGAGGGATTCCAGAATAGGTTTAGCACTGATGGATACGAGGGACTCTATAATTCTGGAGTAAATACTTCACGGGCATCCATTGCATTCCACGTATCAACAGATCCTAGCGCGTCTATTCCTCCACTGCAAAGGTCTTTCACAAAGGAGGCCAGACTAAACAAGGCTATCAAGGCCTTGCTTGGCAAAGAGATGGGCGGTCTTCGCCATGGAACAACTGATTACGAAACTATTATCGACCATATCATTCCATACACTCGCGATGCTGCTAGCGTCATTAAAACTCGAGATGGACTCCGAAGCAGGATTAACAAGAGAATCGTTGCAATGTCTCTGCCAATCACTGATCCTCCTGGATGGATTGATCCGCTTACCGGAATTCTAAAGATCGGTTCTGAAAAATATAAGACGCAATCGGACGCAAGCGGCACGTTCATTGAGATTGAAGGCCGAAAGATTTACTATGAAGCAGATTCAATCACTATGGCGTTCTTTGAAGGAGATCCGGTTGTAGAAAAAATTAAAACAGATCCAGAGCTTGCAAGAAGTATCATTACAGAGCCATTTAATCTTGGAGATCAAGTTAGATGGCCAGGCGAAAGAGAAGGTTACTTTAAGGTAGATATTGACCCGATTGTCCACCAGACGTTCAGGCATACGTCCCCTCTCGTCATGGCAGATGGCCGCGCATTCCAGGGCACATACGTACCGGCAATTCCGCAGTACGTCACGCCGGAGCTTGATGAGTCTTTCAGCCTGACGGATGTCCTGTTTGATGGCGATGGTAACGTCATTGAAGAGCTAAGTCCAGCAGACATTGGTACCATTGTTTACGAAGATGCTGACGGTGGTGGAGAACGAGAGCTTACGGCTGCAGATCTTGACGGTTACGACCAGACACCGAAGGTTTCTCTAGATGAGCACTACGACGATAGAACCGGCACAACGTATACATTTGATGAATACGGAAACGTTATCATGGAGAACGGCCTTCCAACCACGCACGTGTTCGACGATTTCTCATACAACTATCTATACGAAGATGGCATTAGGTTTGCTATCGCAAGTGAGGTTGCCCCTGGTCTCACTGTAGACGGTGTTGACCTAATCGAGCGCCTCCTGTCAGAACCAGAGTACGACATGTTGCGACGAGGGCAGATCGATTTGAGAGATGTGGTCGGAGATATGAACACATACCCGTACAAGCGTGGAGCCCGAGTCGATATTCCACAGGAGCAGAGGGTAATCAATCCTGAAACAGGCAAGCCGTTCATTAAACAATTGTTCATGCCAGAAATGGTACAGCAAAGTGAATACGCCCCTTCGGCTATTCCTCAGCAAGTTGCGTACGCCGGCGAGACTGGCGCATCGGTTACGGCCAAGCAGGAGCAGGGGCTACCATCTAGGTTGCTTAGCGACCGAGAGATGGACTACGAGGCCCTTGTTCTCCAGGGTCTTGCAGAAAATCATTTCGGCCAGCCAATCCGGGCAGACATTGTAGACAGCACGATTGCCCAGGCGGCTGCAACAAGCAAGGCGAAGCGCGAGACAGCTCGAGTTCGTGCCGCTGGGTATGAGCCAATGGCAGAGCCGGTAAGCCCAGTGCTTCCAGCCAACGAGCCAGCTCCGTCCATGGACATTCTCCGTGAGACCACAGGTGATACCCCTCTCCCAGAGGCAGTCATGGCTGAGAGGGCTGAGTTCCTTGCTGACTACGTCTGGTTGCTTCGCGCTCGAGCTACAGATGCTGCACGCATGCGACAGGCAGACGCAGGCAATGCTTCTCCTCTGTTCAGGGAGCTTGCTCTAGCTCGCACGAAGAGGCTTGCCGCGGCAACTAAGCCAGGCCAGTACAGGGATATCCTATTTAGCCATGCACAGCGCGTAGCCAGCCCGGCGTTTGCCTCTATCGCTGTAAACGATATCTTGCGCGAACTTAACGACGACCCGCTTGCAGCCGAACCGATTGTGTCTATCTTCAAGAAGGTTTACGACTCGAACATGCGCGAAGCCAGCACGCGTGAGGGACTATTCTCATTCGACACAGAAGAGAGAAAGGCAGCTCGCAACGTACGCGCTGCGCAGGAAACACTCCGCAGGCTTATGGATATGCAACTTCCAACTCAATACCCAGACCGCCCTGAAGCTCTTACCGAGGAAGGCCGAGTTGCGCTTATGAACGAAGCATACGCCAACCTTCGAGAGGCTCAGGCAAAGCATGACGCAATCAAGTCAAAGGGCGACACCAGCACGCACGAGACTGCGCGCAACCTTGCGAAGGAGATTGCACGTTCGCTCTTGCTTGAACGATCAGCAGATCCGGAGATGGCAGTAAGCATCGATAAGATCTACCAACAGCTGGAAGACGACGCTCAGATGAGCGAGGAAACATTCCAAAGGGAGGTCGATCAGCCGGCACCTGCGGAAGAGTTCCAGAAGTCCAAGGTCACAGTTGCAGAGGTTGAGCGAATCATGATGCTCCCTGTCAACGAGCGCGGTGCAGCTATCGAGCAGCTCAAGAAGAACCTTGCCATAGCAAAGAAAGCTGCAGTCGTTGACCCGATGGTTGCAATTAGAGAGTCGCAAAAGGGAGTAGTAAAGAAGTATCCTGACGCAATTGAGACTGCACGTCAGACACTAGCTAATGCCAAGGAATCTCTCAAGTCGGCACAAGCAGACCTCAAGAATGCCAAGACACAGCCTGAGAAGTATGCTGCTCAGCAGGCGCTCGAGACAAAGAAGCGCCTTGTTTCTGAGGCCTCTGCTCGACTTGCCTACGCTGAGAAGCACACTACACCAACGCCAGATGTTGTTGCACCACAGGCCAAGCCGGTAGCCACAGATGCAATCCGCCCTCTTGGATCTGCAATCGAGCGGTACATTAAGAGCGCAACTCCGGAGCAGCTTGCAGAGCTGCGAGACGAAACGTGGATGCTGCTCTCGCAGCACATGGCAGCAGACGGTGATTACGACAGCATTGTGAAGACGCTGGACTCGTACCTGCGCCTTGGCAACTCGAACGGTAAGTCTATCGCTCAGGGAATGAACATTGTCTTCGACAATGACGGAGTTTTGCAAATCCCATCTGACCTTCTTTCGTACAAGAACGATGCCGGCGCAGATGTGCATCTCAGACCAGAAGTTTCTATCCCAAATCCAAATCTTCAAACCTCGTACACTAGAAAAAGTGTTGTCCAAGACTTTATCCCAGTCGAACAGTTTGCCAGCTTCCTACGGCAAAACGAGGATAAACTTAGCCCAGAGGCCTATAATCAGCTTGTAACTATTATGCAGTATGTAACACGAGTCAACGATAACCCAGAGGTTGACTCTACTAAGAAACTAGGCTTCTGGCTTGGATCTCCTGAGACTATTGGAAAAGCTAAGGTACGCAGGGTTCTTGTCGCAACTGCGCCTAAGAAGGGCGAAAATGGACAGTACTGGGCCAGCCAGAAAGAGGCGCCTACACCGTACAATGCTAAGGGATCATCGTTCGATAGCGACTACATGTTCAATGAGGGTATTGCAGGACGTGCCAGCACTGTGACTGCTGACGCAATGGAGAACACACTTAGGGAGCTTGGCGTATCCGATATCTTCCAGGTTGTCCGTAGGGGTGGCGGCCTTGTTGAGGGCTCGCTTGCTCCAAACCAGCAGAAGGCCAAGGCGCAGCCGTTTGACGTAGACATGACCGGCAGAGTCCCAATGGCCAAGGAGATCATGGGACTATACGCAACGATGCTTGCAGAAGGCGAGATCACCCAGCAAGAGTTTGATGTTATCCTAAAGCGTGGCCTGACATGGGACGACCTGCTTAAGGCTATTGACGATCCGGTTATTGAGGCAAAGGGACAGTTCGGTAGCAGGTTTGTCGCGTATAAGATGTTTGACGCAGCTATCCGCGCAAGGTTTGCCCAGATGTTTGACGTAGTCTTGCGTCGTTCAGGCGTAGATCAGGCAGCCAGAGAGGTGGCAGTACCTCAAGAGTGGCGCAGCAACAACCCATTCGAGGTAGACCCAGAGACTGGTGGGTTCAAGTTGCGTAAGCTTGATGCATCCCTTGAGCATGCAGCCGGTCCGTTCACGTTGAAGGACGCTAACTGGCACAAGTACTCGTGGGAAGAGGAAGCGTTCAGGGGCAACCCAGTAGTTAAGGACTTCATTAGCAGACTGCGACGCGGGAACACGGGCATTAACCCAGTTGAGGCAGAGCAGATGGCTGCGCACCTTGAGCAGATCCTCAAGCATAGGCAAGAAGCCACGGTTGCTGCGGAGGCGCTTGGCACTGCTGGGCTTCCTGAGGTCAGGGGCAAGTGGATGCCTAAGATCAGCACAAAAGGCGCCATTGCCGGGGGCACAATTGCCGGTACACTTGGTGCCTACCTCATCGCCAAGAACGAAGAAGAGAAAAAGATGGCCCTTGCCGGAGCTCCAATCCAGGCTGGGTTCGAAGTCCTTAGCCATGCCGTAGGTGGGGCGCCAGCTGCCGCAGTGGGCCTAGGGTTGACATACACTCAGGGCGGTGATATGCTCCGTGCGCTTACTGGGATGGCTGGCTCACTAGCCGGCGGCTTCATTGGCGGCGCAGCTGGACTCGTTGGAGGCCCAGTTGGTGGGTTTGCAGGTGGCCTAGCTGGCAGCACAGCCGGCTGGATGGCTGCAGATACACTATATTCAGCGATTGCTGGAGACCACAGTGCCCCAATGCCTGCAAATGTAGGCCAAGCAGCTCCGCAACCACAGGTTCAGATGCCTGTAAGCACGCCTCAGCAGCCACAACAAGTGCAGGCTGCTGCTCCGGTGGACACTTCAACCGCACTTGGACAGGCTAAGATGCTAGAGGGGATCTAATGGACACTCTTGACGAGCTCCAGAACTACGTAAACAAGTCACTTAACGTCATGGGCCTCACCCAGTGGGCGGTAAAGGTCTCAAAACACCCAACGGAAGAGGACAACTGGGCAGATATTGAGGTCTCAGACAACCTTTGGTCGGCTACTCTTCGTGTTTCTAGCGATTTCTGGACGCTACCATTCGATGAGAAGCGCCGGATCGTGGCACATGAGCTGCTTCATGTCAGCTACGCAGGGGCAGAGCGGGTTATTGAGTCACTTGACGGGGTAATTGGAACCGAAGCCTATGCTTTGCTGCAGAATCTGTACGAAATTGAGGTAGAAAGGGCGGCAGACCACCTGTCTAACGTGGTCGCCAAGCTCCTCCCTGCATCCAACACTTGACAAGATTGGATATATATAGGAAGCATTAAGGAGTCTTAATGGCACGTTTTAAGTTCGGAAGGCCTATCTCGTTGCGGTGGAACGGGCTCCTCATTGAGGGCCCGGCTGAGACCGTGTTCGAGATTCCTGACGAGTATTACGAGGAGTTCGAGGAGGACATCCATCCGGTAGAGCCAACCCTTGTTTGGCTCGATTCAGATGAGGGTTCGACCCTACGCGCACGAGTTACTGCCCTGGAGGCCGGCTCCGGAAGCGCACTTACCCTTAGCAATGGTACCCCGCTCGCCCTTGGGACCGCGGCCCCTGGCACTGGAACGAGCGCCAGCCGCTACGACCACGTTCACCCGACCACAGGCCTGTCTCTTTCAAGCCACAACCACAACGGCACCTACGACCCAGCCGGGACAGCTGCATCAGCAGTTGCGTCTCACGTAGCGGAAGCAGATCCGCACTCTATCTACCTAACAGACGCTGAGGGTGACGCTCAGTACAGCCAGCTAGGGCACACTCACACAGCTGTTGAGGCGTCATTCACTACAGTTCTGAAGCAATACGTTAAGAACACATCTGGCGTATCGATTGCCAAAGGCAAGGCTGTGTACGTCTCAGGTGCCACCGGAACTAACGTCACTGTTGCTCTAGCAGACTACGATACAGACACTACATCGTCAAAGACGCTAGGTCTCATGGAGACAACAGTAGCCCATAATGGCTTTGG